TCACCCGTCTGGCCAAGAAGCTCGACGTGCTGCCGCTGGCGCGCATGGTCGGACATCGCAACATTAAAGAGCTGATGACCTATTACAACGCGACAGCAGCAGAGATAGCAGAGCGACTTGACTAAATCTCAAGACGGCAGGATTTGAACCTGCAAAAGCAGGTATTGCAGTGGCAAATAGGGGCGCAAAACACAATATGTTGTGTCTAATCGCCCCTATCAACCACTACTCACCCCAGTGGATGTGCCGAAAAGTGTGCCTAGGCTAACGAGCGCGAGTGTTAGTAGTTTCATCCGAAAATCCTCGTAATTTTCCAGGTTATGTCTGCGTACCTACAACAGTTCCGTCAGTGTCGGATGTAGGAACACTCCCGCTTTTTATCCGTAGCTTTCCAGTCGAGTCAGCCCACAACCAGGTGGCCCCAAATCTTAATGCCTGCGTGTGCGAGCGCGTGTAAGGGCCGCTACCATAGAAGCTGCCGTTCAACGTCGAGTTGTAAATCCAATGATCCTCAAAGGTCGATCCGCCAACAAAAACCGATGATGAAAGAGTCGCCGTCATATCCTCAAAAACGCACGCATTGGCAAAAGACGCGAGAGAACCGATCGACACAGTTCCGCCTCGAAATGTCACCCTGCTCGAACTTTGCGTCAAAGCGCCAACTCCCCCAGTAACTTTTAACCGGTTAAATAGAGAGTCGTCGCAGGCCAGACAAAGCCTAGTGCTTGCTGACAAAACCACATCCACTTGATTGATTATTGCCCCCTGACAGGCGCGGAAAACTTGAACGTCCGCACGGGTAACGCTAGCCTTAACGTAGTCAACTTTAATTTTTGTGATACCCTGCTCACCAAGAATGTAGGTGTAATAGACTGATTCAGTCTTGCAGCAATTCATAATCTCAGCAAAACCGATACTTATAGCTTGCGCCGCAATATCGCCACCATTATAAATTTGCCGAATAGCTTGGCCGTCATACCCTACAGCCTTGAAGTTTCCAATTCCAATGGTTTTGCAGTTGCGGATTTGGAGCGCGTGCGTTGGTGAAACCGGATATGCTGGTGAGCTTTCGCCAGCCGATGAGGCATCAAGATCAAGCGTATCAATACTGACAGCATCGGCATAAACAGAAGAAGTGGTTCCACTGACGATGATATTGCTGCCCTTTATATATCCAATTTTTATATTTGCGCTTGGTGTGGTGTAGGTCTCCCCCTCAATAATCATGTGGGCGTAGCCAACACGCGATCCTGTAACGCTTGCGATTTTAACGCCGTCGCAGCCAGTTATAGTCAGCACGCCACGGAAAATATTATCTCCCGTGATATTGCCTACACGCACATTTTTCAGCGGATAACCCGTGTAAGCTGAAAGCATCAAGACATCTCCGCGTATGTCTTGACCCTCGATGTCACCGAGCACAACATTAGTGATCGAACCGTTTGTGCTGTTGGCGAGAACCTTGACTACATGGTTAAACTCACCCGTATCCGTGGCGATATTCCCTACAGCCTTGAATGTGCCAATCTCCACGTTTCCACCCGTCACCTTAATAATCGGGGTATCTGAAGGCTGGCCGCTTTTCTGCTGAATAACGGTCGATTTTCCCGCCGTTAGTATTTTTCTTCCACCAGGAACTACTATCTGGCTTATCAGCCAAGTACCAGGAGGTATCTGTAAGTATGTGTAATTAGATAAAACAAATTGAATCGCCGCCGTATCATCCGTAACCCCACCACCAACTGCGCCAAAGTCCTTAACGCTAACCGGCAAGTCCATCAGTCGCGCATACAGCGTGCGCCACACAGCACCAGCGCCGCCGTGCTTCCAAGCAATAGCACTTGTCTTGAGGAAAGACACAATCGACGACAGTACGCCACCTAATACCGTGCGCCGTGTCTGCACACCAGCCGGAGTAGCGGCCTCATCTGCATCCGTGATAACCGTCGCCCCATCAGCCAGCGATGCGGCTAGTGTGTCGCCTGCGGATTTGGTGGGGGCGAAGAATGTGTTTACTGAGCCAGAAATTGCTCCCTGCAAAATAGTGATGAGTTCGTTGTAAATTTCTTCGTCCGTGCCAATAACTGGCGCAGAGACATAATCCTGAGTCCAAACGGTCGCATCGCTACTGGTTTTGAGCACAACTTTGTAATAGCCAGCCTCAAGCCAAATATCAGCCTCACCATTGCTATCCAGAATCACCGGATTCGTGTTGGCCGTAGCCTGTGAGCGGTCTTTGAAGGTATTCTTGGGAATGGTAGTTCCAGCCACATAGAAAAAGACCTTGCCGCCAACAAGTGGCCGCCCTGCATTGGTAAACCGCATTTTCGGCAGCGGCATCAAATTGGCCATGTTTTGCTCCAAAGCAAAAAGCCCGCGCATGGCGGGCTGAGAGGTTGAGATGAGTAACGAATGGATTCCGGGTATTCCGCAGCAGGCCTTGGTCATGGCCTGTGCGATGCCGCTTATTTTTCTTGCTGCGCCCTATGTAGAGCGCGTGATGAACTTCTTTATTGAGATCGCATCACTGCTGCTGCAGATCCTCTGGCGCATAGTTACCGTAGCCTGGAAGCGCAGCGCCCCCGAACATCGACATGAGCGCGTTCACCCCAGTGACGGGCCTTGAGCCACGCACCAAGGCCTCAGCAATGTTGTTAGGCGCAAGTGCGGCCTTCGTCTTCACCACTTCACCGGCGGTCTTCACGCCAGCTGCGGCGTAATTGCCCACGACCGGCACTGCCCCTGCAACGCGCTCTAGGATCCCTGACGCCATACCGCCCAGATTCATCAGGCGCGCTGCCGATTGGCTGCCGCCCGCAAGGTCTGGCTGCTTGCGCTCGATGAGGCGTGCCGCTGACACGATCTGATTGAGCTGAGCATGCGCCGCTTCGCCGAGAATCATCTTGAGCTTGTCCGGGCCGATCTTTGCCATTTCACTCTCAAGGCTGAGTAGCGAGATCGTCTTGGTGCCGTTGATCTCGCCCACCATGGTTTCACGCAGATGGCTGCCGAGATTGGCGCGCACCTGGGAAAGCGTTTCAGGGTTCAGCTTGATGAGGTTCTTCAGGTCAGCGATCGAGCCCTGCTTGATGATCTGGCCAAACACATTCTCGTCAGCCAGCGCGAAGTCTTGGCCGAACTTGCCGCCCGCCTTCTTCAGCAGACCACCGACGCCTTTGTTGTTGTCGAACTCCGTGCCCATTTTACGGCGCGCAGCAATCGCAGCTGAGTAGGCGTCTCCGCCCTCTTGCGCCACGATGTCATCGATCACGCCTTTCGTCTTGCCGGCGAAGAAGCCTTTGGTCGGGTCGGCACCGCCGCCAACCACCGTGGCTGAACGACGCAGGTCATTGAGCTTTGCCAGCGGAACGGCATTGGCGACCAGATTGCCGTCTGCATCAGCGCTCACAATCTTGAGCGCCTTGGCACGGTTCAGCAGCTCGCCGATGCCTTCAAGCCCGGCATTGGATTCGAAGAAGTCCACCAGCGCATTGGGCTGAACGATCTTGCCGCCCGCCTCGTCCTCGGCCTGTTTGTAGAGCGCACGAACCCCAGCTTTAGCCTCATTGCGGCGCGCCAACACTTCCTCGCGCACCTGCTGACCCATGAGCTGCGGGCTCACCGCATTGCCGAATGGATCGACGACCGCATCCACGTTTGCTGCAAGCAGCTCGCGCTGGTTGTTGCGTAGGTTGCGAATCGGCGCACCGGCGCTGGTGTTAGCCAATACGCCTTCGGTGTCTTGCTGGGCGTAGTCTTGGGTGCGCTGGCCTTTGGTGAGCTGGCGAATAGGCACTGGCAGCGAGTTGGTGAGTGCTTGTCGAGCAGCCTCTGCTGGCGAAACCTTGCCGCCGGTCGCGATAGCTTGGGCAACATAGCGCCTCACCAAATTCTGAGAGTCAGGAGGCAGCTCTGCGAACCGAATACCTGCGTCTAGAAGCGCATCATCAAGCGCATCTCTATCAACATCGATTCCGCCTAAAGAATTAGGGGATAGCTGAGGGTTTCGCTCAGCTGCAGCACGAAGCTCGCGCTCAGCAATGCGCTTGCTGATCTGCCCGCCGGTCATGCGATCAAGCATCGCTTGCAGCCCCTTGCCCATGCCATAGCCTGCCAAGCCGCCCACGGAACCCATGCCGACATTGGCAAAACGGCTTTCATCGCTGGTGACCGGCTGCAAGCCCGCGTTAGCACCGCCGACAATAGCAGCGCGACCAGCCGTAGCTGGCAGCACAGCCTGCTGCACCGTCTTGCCGATACGTGGAATCTTGCCGGCCAAGCCATAAAGCCCAGCGCCGCCCACTACCTGCCCTGCAACGGCCCCCGCAAAGCCCGGCAGTGTGCCGATGTCTTTGTTGTACTGGCCACGGCGAATGTCGGTTTCGAACTGGCTGGCAGCGACCTGCTCCGGCGAACCGGCAGCCTGAATTGCTATCTGCTGCACGCCACGAGGAATGCCAAGCACGCTCTCCGTGAAGGCATCTTGAAAGCGTGTAACGCCACTGCGCTGAGGCGGCGTCGGCACGGTGAGCGCGCCGACTTCTGGCGTATTGACGACGGCGTTTTCCAGCGTTGGCGCTGCGTACTGAGACCACGGGCCATCAGACTGCGGCGCTTGCTGCTGCTGATACTCTTCCCATGGCTTCATCGTGTTTTGCTCCAACTCTTGGGGTCTGCCGGATCGCCGCCACGGAATAGATAACCATTCTTCACCGTGCCGGGCTTGGGCGCCGCACTGTTCGCGGCAGGAGCGCTTCCGCCCCATGTCGTGGCAGGAAGATCACCGAACTTGCGCTGCCGGTAAGCTCTCATCTGAGCCATGATTTTCGCTGCTTGGCGCTGAAACTCAGCCGTTGGCATGTCAGGGTCCAAATTACCCACAGCCTTTTGCAGAGCCGCGCCTTCAGCGTTGGAAAGCTGACCCATGCCCTTCATCTGCTGCACGGCCGGTAAGAATGTCTGACTCTTGAACTGCTCAAGCTGAGCGGCGAAGCCCTTGGCATCTGTGCCGGGAATGTTTCTCGCAATGGGCGCAAGCACGCTACCTGTGCCGAGCTTTAAGCCAGGGTGCTTTGTAAGTGTATTGAGGCTGTCCATGGCAATATCAGTTGCAGCCGCGGCTTCGCGGCGATCATTTTCGCGCGCCTGCATTTCAAGCCGCTGCTTCTCTTGCTTGTCCAGCATATCCATCTGCATGCGCTGCTGCGTCATGCCGAGATTTGCCAAGGTCACCTGCAACTGCTGATCCTGTCGCCCCATCATGGCGCGATCTTTCGAGCTCATCGGCAGCTCAGCAATAGGCTGGCCGGAGGCAGGATCAATCTGGAAGCCACCCTGAAATACCGGCTTTGGCTGCGCCTCGATGCCTAGAAAGCGCGGCTGGCCCTGCTTGCTGGTAACAAAGTAACTGAGTCGGCCAGTATTTGGGTCAATCCCCTGCTGGGGATTCATGCCGAACTCTGCACCAGTGCCGGATAGCTTTTGAATTTCTGCTAAAGTCTCCCAGTCGCCAGCTTTTGCCGCATCCTGAGCAACTTGCGCTAAGTGCGCGCCTTGATCGTACTGGGCCGCTGGCCGAACGATAGGAGCGATATTCTCCTTGATGCCGGCTGCTTTCTGCTCAGCAAATGGCACTTGTGGCTTAGTCATATCAAGGCCTTGCTCAGTGTCTAAACCAAGCATGCGGCCATTCATGAAAGCATTTTTGCTGAAGCTCTGGCCTTCGCCGTACTCTGGTTGTGATTGCGCACTGATCGCCATGAGGTAGTTTTTGCCGTATTGCTTTCGACTCTCAGTCAACGCTTTTGCTTCGCGTCGTTCTGTCTCCTGACGACCAAGCTCTGCGCCTTGGGCGTAGGCGTTCATCGGGTTAAAAGGCCGTAAAGCGCCTGCGATGTCATAAGCCATGATTTACCCCTGATACCTTATTTTGATCCGAACTTTCCGAAAGCATTCATGCCGGTCTCTAGCGCCCCTGTAATTGCGTTTGCTCGCCCCACGTAACCAGATGCTCTTGCGGCACCCGCATTGGTGACGTTCTGGCCGTACGCATTTGCATAGTTCTGCCCGGCCGTGGCTAAGGTCTGGTTTGTTGCCTGCCCGACACCTGCCAGAGCCGAGTAACGATTCGCGATGTTGGTGAACTCATTGGCACCGTAGTCTTGGCCGTATTTGGTGGTGGCCTTGAGGAAGTTGCCCGACATCAGGCCGCCGCGTGCTGCTGCACTGTTTTCCAAATTGCGCTGCCCTTCTTTCAGACGGAACTGATAGCCGGGGTCCATGGTCATGAAGGAGTTAGCGACGCCACTAGGATTGGCGGCTCGCTGCCATTCCATATCGGGCGGAATAGCATCTACTCCGGGCTTACCAGGGTTGATTAGCTGCCCGAAGAATCCATTCCCGCCGGGTGTCGCCGGAGTGCCTGGCGTGCCCGTGCCCGGAACCGGCTTTTGCTCGAATCCATACAAGCCCATAAGCGAGTTAAGCCCCGCACGTCCGGCATCTTGCCAGGGCATTTGGTCTTCGCGCGTTTGGTCGTAGATATAGCGCTGAGTCTCATTGGCCTGATCAGCTGCTTGTGTTTGTGCCTTTGCGGCCTTGCTCGCGGCACGACTCTGCACTGCTCCACCAACGATTGCGCTGCCTACAACTGCTGCTGCAACTGGCATGTTGACCACTCCTCTTTTGTAATTCCAAGTAAGGCCTGATTGATCAAATGGCCGTTCTTTAAGAAACTTTTTCTGTTGATGCCCTCAATGCTGAAGCCAGCATCAAGCGCTAATTTTTTGGCAAGCCGATTGGTTGCAGGCACATGCGTTACTACTTTCTGAAAAGCAGTTTTGTTAAATATCCACGCCAGAACCAATGAGGCCGCTTCGCGCGCCTGAACGCCTCGCCATGACGGCAAGATGCAGGTGTGAATCTCTATGGTTGCGCTATTCCATGGGTGAACCATGAAAAGCCCTGCGACTTGCTGCCCATCCATTACTGCTAACCAGTAAATTGGTTCGCCAATGACAGGCTCATAGTCATCAGGGGCTGCCGATCCATCATCGGAAACATGTGGGTAGATGGATTCGTGAGTAATTACATAGCGAATCAACTCTGGATCAGTTGTCCGCTCAATCCTCAAGAGAAAACCACCCCATCAATGGCGTGAATGCTGATCGAGGTCGCGGCATCAGCCTTGGCTTGTAGGAAATCTCCTACTTTCATGATCGGCAGATCAATGTCGATCGAGCTGTTGGCAGGGACCGCAACGCCCTTTGCTAAGGCATTGGCATCAGAGGCTGAGCCGCCAGACGGAACGGCATGCACATCAGCAGCCACAGCGCCTGCCGTGGTGTTGCTGAGTCGCACGCGGCCATTGCGCAGCAAGTTGGTCGAAGGCATGGCAGCCACGGTATAAAACGTCACCAGCGAGGTGGTGAGCTGTGCCGGCTCAAATAGCTTGGCGTAGGTCAGTGCCATTTATCGTGCTCCGAAGGTGAAATCGCGCAGCTCATTGATCTGCTGCTGAAGGTTGTTGGTGCGGATGGCGCGCTCGATGGCGTCCACGCGCGGGGGAATCTCTTGCGCTCGGCGCAGCTGGGCTTCCAGTGCTTCAAGGCGCTGGCTGACGTGCTGCTGAAAGGCGGTTGCGTTGCGTCTGACCTGCCCCAGCTCATCGGCTAAGGCCTGCATCTGATTGGCCGTGTTGGCATCTCTGGAGCCGCCCGAAGTCGTGGTCAGAATGAGTGTTTCAAGATCGCTGACGCTGCCGATGCTGACGCTGGTGCCAATCACGGCGATGATCCCGCGCAAAGCATTGACCGCATCTCTCGGCCAGCCCGCACGCAGCAGATCAGCCTCATTGACGCGAATCTTGATGCCGGTCATTGCGTGAACTCGACTCGCGCATTGACCAGGCACACCGGCACCGGATCAGTGATGCGAATTCGGAATGTACGATTAAAGGCCGAGCCCAACCGACGCCAGACAGCGCGGGTCTGGTACTCGCCAATCTTGCCCATGGGTCGCCAGTGCTCACTGCCCCAAGTGCGGCCGGCATCGTCAGACATCTGCAGCATGATTTGAGGTTCGCTGCCCTGGCCTTCGGTGAGGCCAATGCCGGACTCCATGCGAATCTCGGCCTCGGCATAGAAAGCGCGCTTGCCGGTGCGGGAGTGCGGCGCAACCACTTCGCGCACAATGGGCTGGCCATCGTCTTCGTAGCAGTCGGGGTCGAGCTCGTAAATCTTGCCGCTGGTGTGGTCGCCAACCAGATTCATACTGGCAAAGGCCATGTGATTCTGTCCTCGGTGGCGCTCGATCAGGCCATCTTCTGGGTTGCGATACCCACGCTCTGCCCAAGTGCCAGTCGCAATGTCGTAAGCCCACGTCGCGTTTTCGGTCGGGAAGTTCAGGACATAGAACAGGTGGCCGTCTTGCTGATAGACCCACGCCACGGCATCGCTCACCACAGCGTAGCGGCTCAGCTTGTTCTCGATCTCATGAGTGCTGACACGCTGCGGCGTGTAGCCTTCAGCGCGCCAGACAACGCCACGGCCGTTCTCATCCTGACCCAGCCAGAAAACGGTGTTGTCGGCCTTGGCTACGCTGAATGTCGCTGCGCAGCCATGCTCGATGAACGCGCCATTCACGCGCTCGAAGGGGAAGTCAGGGTTGCCGCCGTTGTACCAAACCTCGGTGGAGTCGGTGCCAAACAGCCAGATTTCGCGATGATCGATCAGTAGCGACATCAGCGGGTCGGGCGCACCTTCAGCCGTCGCAAAATCGAGCGGATCAATCATGCTGCCGTCATAGGCGCTGGTGGCCCAGAAGCGGCCGGTTCCGGGCTCATTGAACAGGAAGAACCCATCCAGAAAGCCCACCATTGCCGCGCCGGGGAAATCCTCGTCGGTGATCTCTGCAATCACATCAGTGGCCAGTGTGATGATGTAACTCGGCTTGCCGGCAGCAATGAACATCTGCACACCGTTCTCAGCCAGCGCTACCGGCCCAGTGCCAGCGACCGTACCCAGCAACGTAGCCGTGCCATCTGGCGCAACCTTGAAGGCTTGGGTGCCGCTGACGACATAGGCAAAACCGTTGTTGGCCTTCTTCATGCCGCGAATCGGGCCGGTGCCAACCGTGGCCCACAGGCGCAGACCGGGCGTGCCGTAAAGCACAACGCCTTGATCCTGCTTTTCCATGTAGAGGTTCAGCAAACGCTGTGCAGACGCCGCCCTGCTGCGAGCGCTGGTAGCGGCAGCAATGATGTCGAACTCAGCCATCAGTCGCCCCGATGAAAGTCGGCGTGAGCGCCGCGCTGTTGGATGGCCATATCAAACGACACGCGACTGCGGCGACCATGTACGGCCGTGATCTGGGTGCGCAGCTCTTGGCGCTGCATCTCCCACATCGGTTCAATGGCGCGGCCGTAATCTGGCGCAAGATCAACCTGCAGGCACATGCGCAGGTAGCTGGCAAAGTAGCGCGGCATCTCCAAGTCAGCATAGGCATCGCTGATTTCATCGACCGGCATCCAGGCATTCATGTGCAGCACGCCGCTGCTCGGCACGGGGAACAGCGAAAGCTCGACCAATGGGTTGCCGTAGCGCACATAGGCTGTGCACGCCGTGCCCTGCTCGGACTTGAACGACTCAACATCGAAATACTCGATTGGCTCGATGCCAACTGGGTAATCAATGCCGCCCTCACGAACAAAGGCCGACTCGATGCGAACAGGACGCGCGATGTTCAGCGTACCGCCCTCGCCCAGCGTGTAGGTCGCAAGGCCGGTCAGCGGCAATTGCAGCTTGGTCTGGGCCGTGATCAGCCCGCGCGTGATCGACCATGCGCCCAAGATGTCATTGAGCGAACCAAGCGCGTCCGACATTTCTTCAGCGATAGGCACTTCAATGGCATCAATCACGCCGATCTTGCGCAGCGCGCGGGTGATGATGTCTTGGGCGGTCACGGCCATGGGTCAGTCTGCCTTCGGTTTTGGCTTGGTAGCAGGCTTGGCGCGAGTCTTGAGGGCTTCGCCGGCCATCACATAACCTTCTTCTCGCCTGGCAGACTCTTCTGCCTCATCGAGCACGACACAATGCAGATCCTCACGAATCAGCATTTTTGGGAATTCTTGGATTTGCATTTCTGCCTCCGAAAAAGACCGACCCCCGAAGGGGCCGGCTTGAAACCGCTTACTCGGTGATACGAGCAGCGTGCAGGCCACGTACCACAGTGAAGCCGTACAGCACATCGATACGAGTGCGCTCGTAATCGTTGTTGCCGTCACCGAAGGTCATTACACGCACGCTGACGCCGTTCGGCAGACGCGCGGTGTAACCCTCGCAGCTGGCCAGCACCGGAAGCGGCGCAAAGGCTGCCGTGAAGGCGTCTTTGTGGAACATCAGGTTCTGGCGATACGACGTCGAGGCCGCGCCAACCAGCGTCACAACAGCACCGTTCGCAGGCGCAGCGCTGACGGTCTTATTCGGGCCGGTCGCTTTGATGCCAGGGAAGATGTTGATCGAACCAGTGACGCCACCTGCGGTGAAGTCAGCCGTCACAACGAACTGCTGCAGTTGGTTCGTGGCAATGCCAGTCAGCGGGTGCACAGCAAACACGCCGGCAATCGTGAAGACCTGCCCTTTGGTCAGCGTTGCGGCGTTGGTCAGGCCTGCCAGCGCGAGCACAGTGCCAGACTGGCCGGCGCCACTTACGGTGAAGCCGGTGGCCTGCGTGCCGTTGGTCTGAACCGGCATGGACTGATGCTCGTAGAACATTGCGCCTTGGGCTTCGCCGATGTCGCCGCGCAGATAGCCGCGCTCAATCGATGCCTTCGGGTTGAACAGCTGACGCGACGAATCCACCAGCTCAGTGTTGGCATCCGAGCTGAAGCAGACGGTGCGCTCACCGACCGGTGTCAGGAAGTTGTTCATGCGGGCGCGAGCCTGAGCATAAGTCTTCATGACCGACGGAACGGTGCCGGGAGTGCCGACCAAGTTGGGGACGCCGCCAAGAGCTTTGCGCATCAAGTCGGCTTCGATAACCGAGCTGAGCGTCTGCATCTGCGGGCGCAGGATGCGCTCACGGAAATCGGTGATTTCCAGCAGCTTCTCTTTGGCACCGAACTGCAGAGCGATGTGCTTCTGGGTGTCAAGCGTCAGATCAACTGAGGTTTCGACAGAGTCAGAAGCTGCGCCACCGCCAGCGAACTGAGCGCCATCGAAAACAACGCCAGTGGGCGGAATCTTGATTTTGACGGTCTGGCCCTTCTGGTAGCCATTTACGGCTTCGCCAAATTCGTCTTGGCGGCCGCGGTTGATGTTCATGATAAAGGGCGCTTCTTCAGCCAGAATCTTGGCTGCTTCGCGGGCGATCATTTGGTGCGTTAAATTGGTGTTAGCCATGATGCTTTACTCAACGTCGAGATTTATTGGCCTGCTCTGCATCCCACTTGGCCCACTCGGCATCGGTCATCTTGCTGGGATCGGCTTTGCTTGGAGAAGCGCCGCCGTTCAGCTGTGACCCGACCGGTGCGGGAGCTGTAGAAACAGTTTTTGCAGGTGGTTTTGATGCCAACTTGGCTTCGATTCGCCCCAGGGCAATGGCCTGGCGTGTTGGCGACATGGAAGCGATGTCAGCGGCTTCTTCAGGGTTCTTGCCGAGGTAATAGGCCACCTTGTGACCGTCATCCATCTCAACCAAGGCTTGCGCCATGCTGGCTGATACAGGCAGGTCAGGGTTTCCAATGACAACCTCGTCAAAGTCTTCGAACTCACCGCGACCGAGATCGACCTGTTTTTCGACGCGGCCACGGAAGCTTTTCTGCTCCTCAGCTGCGCTTATTTTTGATCGCTCGGCTTGCGCTGCTTGATCGCGTGCCGCGAACTCCTGCTTAAATTGCCATTTGTTCAGCGCCTTGATGTAGTCATCGTAGGTATCAAAGCCATCGTCTAGGCTTGGCTCACGATCAGCCGCGTCCTGCTTTGCAGGCTCTGGTTGCCGCTGGCGTGCCTCAAGCTCACGTTCAAGAATTTCTGCGCGACGTTCGGCTGCTCGTGCCTTTGCGGTTAGCTCATTGATGCGTTTCTGCACGCCGTCCGGCTTTTTCTCCGGCTCTAGCGGCTGCGCCTCATCATCATTGGCGACGGTTTCCGGGCTGGCCGTAGGCTCGGGCGTTGCAGGAGCGGCCGGGGTCGCCTCGACGGCGGTAATGTCATCTTGCGTTTGAATTTGCATGGCTCTCACCAAGGATTTTGACCCTGTCAGGCCGGACAGGTACGGGCTGCTTTCGCAGTTTTCGGACATAAAAAAACCGGCGCTTGGCCGGTCGTTTTGTGAAATTGGTTTGTTCGGGACTTACTGCGCGCCCTTGTATTGCATTTCGACATAGGTCGTTGTCGTCACTAAGCCAGAGCCGATGCCAATGCAGCGCAGCAGCACTTCACCATAGATCGGCAGATCGTCCGGCACTCGCAGCCAGCCGGTCACGAACGGGTTGTTGCCGACCAGGAATGTGTTCTCAGCAATCAGAGTATCCCAGCTTGCGCCCCAATCGAGCGAATACTCGACACGCACAGCCAGGTTGCCCTTGTACTGCAGCCGCACGGTTTCAATGCCAGCGAAGTCCAGTACCTTGCGGCTGTCAGTCAACTCAACACCACCCAGCGTCAAGAGTTGGCTGGATGGGTTGGCCATCAAGTGGATACTGATCGGCAGCGCGACATAAGCCATGATTACGGGGCCGTGAAATAGATGACGTTGACCACGGAGATGATGCCAGCGCCCAATGCCGGCACCACTACAGTGGTGGCCGTGTTGACCGTGTCCGACTTCACCGGGTTGCTGGGCTGCAAGTTGACTGGCATGTCCCCAGCCCCAGCGCCCATGGCATTGCCGAAGCGGAACTCGATGCCGCCAAGGTTAGTAGTGGTCACCGCCAAGTTGGCAGCCGCGGCAGCGACAGCGGTGGCAGTGCTGTTGTAGCGCTGAACTATTGCGCCAATGATGTAGTGAAACTCGCCAGCAACAGCAGGCAGCGTAACTGTCTGCGCAGTATTGGCTGCACTAACCTGCTTGACCTTTAAGTTTGCTGGTCGCTCGAATGCGTAGATCGGGTTATTCATCGCCGTGCCGACACCAGACAGCGAAACCGGCAGCGCACTGGCGCGCAACTCAGCGTTAGTCGCTGGACCTGAAACTGGTAGTGCTGTAGCACGAAGTTCCGTGTTTGTCAGCGCGTTTGTCTGTGTCGATGGAAAATTGGAAACGCTGACTGTCGGGCTGTTGGCGATATTCACGTTCCCGCTGACAGCCTGTGTTGTCGGGAAGTTGTTCACCGCAGCCGTCACTGTGCCGGACACGGGCACAGCGCTGGCGCGAAGCTGGGCATTGGTCAGCGCGTCGGTCTGCGTGCCGGTGACGGCGATGCCAGCCACCAACTTGTCATAGATCCCACGCAGCCAGCCGATGACGCCAGTGCCGTTGGGTGGTGCCGTTGTGCCGCCAGCCGTGCCGAATGCCGGGTCAGTAACGTTCAGCGGGTTGCCAGCGTCGTTCTTGACCTCCAACTCGGTCAGCACCGCGACGACATTGATGCTGCCGTCCTCGTTGATCTTGAGAATTCGGGCGGGGTTAGAAGGGTCGCGAATAATCGCCATGTCAGGCTATTCCATAAGCAATTGGAAATTGACCATATATCGGGCCGGGAATGGCCTCGATGTACAGCGTGAATTGGCCTGTAGCAGCCACGGCATGCAGGATCATGCGATCAAACTCCAGCTCGTCGGCGTCTTTTGTACCTGGCATCGGGCCGGCGATGTTGGCTGTGATAATGCTGGTCGGAACTACTGCGGCATCCATTACCGTCAGCGCCGCCTCGTACACGCCGACAGTGCCAACGTCGATTGTGGTGACGCGCATTGACGTAGCGTTTTCGACGAACGGCGTCTTGTTGAACTCGGCATTCAAGTAGTCGATGACTGCCGAGATGCTTGCTCCAGCCGTAGACCCGTCCTGCTTGGCGAAACGCGCAAACGGCAGGTACACCTCGCGATAGTTCGTCGAACGGTAGTAGATCGACACCCTGCCGCGATCAGCCTGAGCGATCAGCGAACCAGCTGCGAACAATCGAGTATTTTGTCCGACCACCACGTTCTTGCGGTCGCTGTCGTAATAAACCTTGAAGTCAGCACTCATTTTTCGTAGTGCCTCACGATCTGATACTCGATGCCGTAGAGCTCAACATCGCCACCGCCTGGCGTTACTTTCACTTGGCCACCATTGGCGACGAAGCTATTCAGCGAATAGCCAGGCACGACGAAAGCAAAGCTGTGCTCAACATCAGCGCCCTTGGCAAAGACCTTAGTCTCGCGAAAGATCACACCTTGGCTGCCACCGATGTCTATCCCGAAGTCCAGATAGCTGCTGGCAACCGATGCTCGAGCCTTAAAGCGCACGGTGATGGTCTGATAGTCGCCGATTGCCTTGGGGGTAATCCGCTGCAAGATTGGGTCATACAGCGCATCAACACCAGTTGGCAGAAAGTCAGTGATGCCTGTGCCCGCATTATTCGGCAGTGCCACCTCTACGCCGTCATTGGCAGAAAACGGGCTCTCCGACGTGTAGTCTGTGTCAGCGTACTGCGCCCATCCAGCCGAAGCGTTTCCACTCGCCACTGGACTGCTGGAAGCCATACCACCAGCGCCCAGATAAGCGGTGCTGTGTCGGCGATCCTTGGCCATCGGCAGCTTGAATCGCTTCTTACGGCCATCAGTCAGTACGACAACGAGTTCGCCATCTTCGACATCAAGGTCATCAATGCCGACACCAGCGGGACCAGGCACTGCCTTTGGCGACTTGCCGGGCTCGCCGCGCACTTCCTCGCGGTGAAACTCCATCCACAGGCTGACAGCCGTGAAAATCTCATCCGCCGTGGGGTCGCGCCCTGCATCGCCCTTCTCAGGCTGCCGAGCCTTGATCTCTTTGACCGCCTTTGCCAGCTTGAGCAGCAGCAGCGACTCAGGCGAAACTGCCAGTGGCGCGCCCATTACAGCGACTCCGCCACCGCCAGCATGCGCATCTTGATCTGGTCATCCATACTCGGCTCAGGCGGCTCCATAGGAATTTCTTCATCAGCTGGCAAGACCATTGGCTGCGTGATGCCTTCCATCAGCTCGTTATGCTGGGCTTGGATGCGCTCAAAGATCGGGCCGATGATCTGCATCATGTCTTCGCGGTAGGCCATCGTCAGTTCAGCCACCTGAATGGCCGTGTCCTGATCGTTTTTGTTTTCTTCGGCTTCGCGCTTGGCATCTTCCTGCTGCGCCTTCAGCCACAGCTCATAGCCCTTCAGCGCCAGTTCCTGACGCTTGATGTCGAGCTCGCCAGCTTTGAATTCGGCTTCCTGCTCTTTGGACTGAGCCGCTGCTTGCAACTGAGCGTTCTGCTCAGCCATTTGCTGCAACTGCGCCTTCATCTGCTCCATCATCTGAGCAATCTGCGGAGGCAGGTCGGTCTCTTCTTCCAGCGCTTTGATCTCAGGCGGCAGCATGGCCTTCAGGCGGTCGGCTACCTTGTCGGCGTCCGGCCAGTCCATGTTGCGCGCAATCAAGTCACCCAACAGCGGGCCTGCGCCTGGGAAGCTCTTGATCATTTCCATCATGGTCTCGGCGGCTTCTTGGCGCTTGGTGCCAAAGCTCGGGCCGGACTCAACCTGCACATCGTATTTGCCGACAGTCAGGTCGTTGAGCAAACGCTCGTTGGCGGTTGGCTCATTGATCGTGACCGCTTCGTCTTTGCCATCCTCACCCAGCACGCGAACGATGCGCCTGGTGTCGTAAATGGTCGGGATCAGGTCAATGATGATGCGGCCGACCTGCGCAATCGCACGGCTCAGGTTGTCGGTGTAAACGAAAGTGGCTGTGTCGCCCTGCGCCTCACGCTGACGAATGGCAACGCCGCTGTTTTCATTGCTTCGCTGGCCTAAGCTGGCATCGTAAATGCCGGTCGTGGCCTTCATATCATCGACGCAGACCTGAGCCTCACTAAACACGCCCTGCGGCACGCTGGCAGGCTCAAGGCGCTGCGGCATGGGGGCCGATGCGTCGTTGTTGTAAATCAGATACGGCTTAGGCGTATTGATCGAATCGCCCCAATCATCCTCATGGCCATCAATCTGTCGCTGAGTCAGCAATGTTGGGGCTTTCGGCGCCAGCGCCACCAGCTCAGTGGCTGTTGTGCGCCAGTAGTTGTACATGCGCTGCGAGTCTTTGGCGTTGTGAATCAGCCCACGGCGATAGACCTTGCCATTGATGTTGATCTCTTCGCCCCACACCGGAACGATGGGGATGTATTTGCCCGGCCACTCCTTGCGCTCAAGCACCTCTGCGCCGCTGCAAAGGTGGTACATGACCTTGTAGCGCTGCGATTCACGCTCGCGCACAACAGTGGCGCCCTCGGGAACCTTGTCAGCATCAACGACAGTGCCGTCATCGAGCAGCGCCAGCTTGCGGGGTACACATTCACGGGTCCAATACTCAGCCAAGCGCACAGAGTCCGTCGTGAACCACTCCGAGTTGTCATCAGACTCGATGGAGTTGGCCTCGGCTTTCGGATGCTGCTTCTTGAACCGCTTCTTCGGCATCAGGCGCGAAATCATGGCCCACGACATGTCGCTACCATCGGCTTCCTGTGAATCAGGATCGATGTAGACGGTCAGCGGGTTCTGCACGCGGCGAATTCGGATGTCCTGATCGAAGGCATCGTCGTCGGCATAGCAGGTTTCGACCAAGATGAACCCACGGCCACCGGCAACAGCATAGAAGCTGGCTGTGTCATAAGCGACATCGGCGCGGCTGCTGTACTCGATGTTCCGAACCAGTCCTTCCATGACTTCGGCCACTTCGGGATCAGCGCCGCTATCCACCGGCTTGACCTTGATGCGAGGCCGATTCATGCGGATGTCGTTGGCGACCTGCGAGACGAACTGCGGCAGCTTGTTGATGGTCAGGCATGGGCGGCCTTGCAGCGCGCGTGCAGCCTTGACCTTCTCATCCCACTGGCCATGGCCTTCCAGAAAGCGCAGCGAGTCCTCGAACGATTCGCGGTTGTGGCCGTCAATCTCATCGGCAGCCGCTTTGTGGGCTCGCATTTGGGACAGCAAGTCTTCGTCTTTGAGCGAAGCGCTGTCTTTTGCTTTCAGCTCATCCATCCAGTGCCACCGTTTGATCGTGTTTTGGTTCGTGGCTGCGGCTTCGTCTTGGCAAAGCGCAGCATCATGATTGCGTATCGGGTTGCGGCCATCAGGTCGTCGGCTTCCTTGACCACCTTGCCGTCCTTGCGGTGGTAGAGCCGGAACTCTTCAAACCACTCGTGCAGGTGGGCGGCAACCTTGAATCTGCCGGTTTGCATGCGGTCGAGCATGTCCATCAGCCCAGCCTCGACGCCGTTACCGCCATCCTCGAAGGTGGCGCGCTCGGGCAGCATGTTCACGCCCTGGGCTTCGTACTGCTGAGCCAGCTGCTCGCCGCTGCCCTTGTCGTGCTGCAGGCCGTCATGCGGCCATGCCATGGGTATCCAGTCACCGCGCGGCTTGATGGCGGCAGCATGGATGACCGGCGTTTGTTCTTTCTGCCGGTAGCAGTCGTAGACGTGGATGCAGTCAGCATCGAGGTCGTAGGCAATCCACGCGGCTGCAGTCGGGTGATCCCAGCCGAAGTCCATCCCAGCAATGCGTCGCCAGTGATCCGGGATCTGCAAGGCCGGCTCGCTGATCATTTCCTCAGCCACTGGGAAAATCTTGCCGCTGCCCAGCGTCGGGATGCCCTTGGCACGAGCTTCACGCTCATGGGGCGGATAGGTCGCGACAATCGCGTCCGCCTGCTCCTTGGTGTAGTGCTCGGCGTCGTAGATCGTCATGTTGATCACCACCGTGCCCGCTGGCTTGTCGGTGAGATACCGGCGCACCACATTCGACATGCCCTTGAGCGGCGTGAAGGTGACGATCACCGGCCCCAGCGTTGTATTGGTTCGGGTGATGCCTTCAAAGTAGATGTCTTCGGGCGGCTCTTCGTCGAACCAGACGCCATCCAGAGTGTCGGCCTGCCACTTGCCGCGGCCTTGGTCATACGAGGCAAACTTGACGATGCTGATGCCGCCGCTCACATGCCGAACCGAAATGCTGCTCACCGCATCGGGAACGCCCGGCTTCATCGGCGGCTGGCCAACAATGCAATCCTTTGGGATCGCACCAGTGCCCCACAAAGCTCTAATTTCAGGCGGACCCAGCAGCAAGCGCTGAACGCCCTTTCGCGTCAGCTCGGCAGACTCTGAGCCGCACAGCCAAGTCGTTTGACGGGTAAAACGCTTACCTTTCCACCAGTCTGGATAGCGCCCAGTCAGGTGAAGCGCAACCTCGTATGCACCAGCCCAAGTCTTGCCAAGCTGGTTGCCGGCCATAAACAGCCGTTCTCGATAGGTGTCGCCAAACTCATGGAACTCACGCTGCTTCGCGTAGGGCGAATAGCGCGCCAGCCGGTCCTCAGACCTCCGCCTCTCCCTCTCCATCAGCAGCGAAAGCAATTCCTGCTTTGCCTGCAGCTTCGGCGATTCGTTTGTCGAGGTCGTCATCAGAGAGTGTTTTCACATTAAGTTCGCCGCTATGGGTCAGGTCGAGTTTGTCCCCGTAGGAGCGCGGCTTGAGTTTCGCCGCCACCCACTTGCGGGCATCGACACGCAGTTTCGAGCGTGCAACCACCTCGTGATTCGTGCGCTCGTTGCCATCAGAATCTAAGTAGGTGTCATTGATTGACTCGTCAGCGATTCCAACGATCTCATCGGCCAACGTGTCTGCTTGGTCTTCCCTCGCGCGCGCGTACATGTCCCGGAACGCAGGGCGCTCTAGCCGCCAGCGATACACCGTAGTGAGTCCTGGCATTTCATCGTCATTGCAGATGCTGACTAGCGAACGGCCTGAAGCCAGCTCAGCACAGATATGCAGCGCAAGCTCTTCTGTGTAGTCGCTGGGGCGTGCCATTACTTAGCGTTCTTGGCCTTGAGGTAGTTGCCTGCAAGGAAATTGAAGATTTTGGCGATCAGGCCAATACGTGCAATCAGCATTGGCGTACCGACGATTGCTGCCACATGCGGTGCGGCTGCCATGACGATCAGACCAATTTGCAGCGTCTTGTCGATGTTTTCAGGATTCATGACTTACTCCTGCTCTCGCGAGCTCTGAAATAAATATTTGCGATGGTTGTAACGACTGCGCAGAGCAGGCCGCCCAATGCGGCAAATTCGTTGGCAGTAAAGCCGCCAATCATGAAAGCGCTCCCCGATGTGATGTAGCTGGCTGCTGTGGCTTTGTTTGCGGCGGCGGCTGCCAGTTCTTCACGAATCATTTGGAGAGGCCTGTGCTGTACTTGCCATTGCGCATGGTCAGCACTTGCTGGCGCATACGCGGGTCAATGGATAGATGCACCCAGGTGCCCTCCTCGATCAGCTGATCAAAGCGGATGCCTGATGCCTCGATTGCCTTGCAAATCTCAAGCGGTGTGCCGAAGGATGGGCAGATGAAGTCGCAAGCGAAGCCATGCACATGGGCAGAGGTGTCTTTGCTGCCCAAGGCACGATTCACGGCCAGTGAGCGGTATCCACTGCTGATCCTGATGCCTTTGCCGCCCAAGAGCTTGCGCACCGCTTCCATGGCGTTGGCGGTCATGAGCAGGTTTTCTTGAATGCGTTCGTTTGGCTGGTTAGACAAACCTCGACGCGCGGCTTCCTGACTCTGGGTGAACTCAGCCAGAGTGAAGTGCGGTGTGAGGTTCATTTCGGAATTCCAGAATGCAAAAAGCCCCGCACGATGGCGAGGCTTTGGGCTGGGGTTAGATTCCCCAAGATAGAAAAATAGTCCCCTAAAGTGTCCGGCCAGTCAAGCAGCTTGTTCGCCTTCTCGCATGTTTTTTGTAATCGTCGCCAAGGCATCGGCCTCGACCCTACGCAATGCTGTTTCAGCGTTGTCGGCGATTTCAGCATAACTGTCGCACCAGGTGCTTTTTGGTATGCCGGCCACGATGGCCCGCTGCCGGTCACTCACGGCGCGCATACCGACGCCCTCGCAGCGCTTGCACTCGCGCTGATCCGGCATAACGCCAGTTCCCATGCACATCTTGCAGGCGGCCCCATGCACGACGCAGTGGACGGCGGCACGGCTCACGGCAGTGGCCTTGGATAGCGTCAGGGCGTATTGCCGGGCCACGGTGGCGGCATACAGCTTGACCAGCTTTTCTTCCGCCGGATAGTAAAGCATGTACTTTGCACATATAAGCTCGGCCTGTATCGGCGGCAGTCCAAACATCGCACCAGCCATCATCATCGGATCTGCCCTGGTCGTGCCGTAGCCTTCGCCGTTGATGTGTTTGCTGCGCGCAGTCAAAACAGCAAGTCTTTCTGCCACTGCTGATTGACGCTCAATCCCCGTGCTGGCCATCTGTCTCTCCGAGTAAGTTCCACGCGCCCTGAGCCGTGCGGATCAGGATGATTACGGCAAAAACTACGCTGACCACTGCTCCAATCATCAAGACCATCAGCGCCTCGATGACTGGTTTCATGCAGCCTCCGGCATCAGTTCAACCATGCTGCTGATCTGTTCTTCAGTGAAGTCCGGCCAATACTTGGCTGCAATGTGTCGGCAGATGCCCTGCCAGAGTTGGTAGAACGCGCCCTCGTCCATGTCGTCGAACGACAGCGACATGGCGACCTTGATCACCAGCTTGCCGACGCCCGGAATATCCACCTCTTGCTCTTCGCAGCAGATACCGGACTCACGCTGCAAGCGCTTGATGACGGCGTGGCAGTCCATGCCGTGAAATGCTTCGATGTGGTCAGCCAGAATCCCGCCAAGCGCATGCACCATCCGGTGAAACTTCACATTGCGCGGCTTCTTGAGGTCGGCTCGTAGGTCATCCCCTACACGGTAGGCCCGCTCGCGCATCAGCCGACGGTCGATCTGGTGGCGTGGCACCATTGCGCCGACTTCCTCACCGGTGTGCGGATCAACCAGGCGACGAATCACGAAGTAGATTGGGCGCGATAGCTTCTTTGCTGGCATCACGACACCTCCAGGATTTCAATTCCATGAGTAGCCATGAGCAGGTGGCGCTTGAGACGGTAGACCGGCGTCAACACGCCCTTCACATCGCACACGACGAGCTTGCCGTCCTGCTCATAGGTGAAGTCAGCGATGTACTTGATGGCCGGTCGCTTGCGCCCGTAGAGCTGGACGGCATCGGCAATCTGAAACACCACTTGGCGCTTCAAGTCTTTGATGATCCCAGCGCGCTCAAGCAGCAGCAGCTTGGCGTAATGACGCGCCTCGGCCTTTGAATCGAACTCGATGCCGTCAACCATCGTTGGCGTGTTGCGGTACTTGGTCATGCCAACAGCTCCTTCACTTGCGCCAATAATTCTGTTTCAGTGCCGAACTTCGCTTCCCATGTCTTTTGTCCGGCATGAATCGCCAAGCCGTGGCCGCCGGTGCGGTGATGTATGCAACACAGGGGAATCGCGTCGAAGTGACTGGCGCGTTGGCTCATGCCCATGCCAGTGCGTGGGTGGTGGATTTCGGCGGGACTGAACTCGTAACCGGCAATCCGGCAGACTATGCAGCCAAGGCTTGCCACGCGGCTCAGGTGTAGGCGTTCGGCAGCTTTCATAGCGTCATACCTGCTTCGATGAAAATGCGCGCTTGCTCAGCGTTGATCGCGTTTCCGTAGGCGCGCAGGCGCACCACTCTGGCGGCAGCCCCATCAACCAGCGGGAATGTGCCGGGCTCAACTGGCCGCCACTTTTGATCCCGGCAGAAGAGCCAATCAGCATCTCGCCAGAAGCCGTTAACCTGGCTGGCTGCGGCTGCTCTCTCAAAAGCGCCACTGTCTCCGAAAGCCCCATCGCGCCCGGCCTCGGACTCACATTGCCCTGCTTTATGGCGTCCGTCGCAGTTGGTGTCGGCCATCCAGCCAAGCTCGCCAGCCTCGGCACCGTGTCGTGGCGCAGCTTCCCGTCCTTGCGAACCATTGACCGACTCAGGTCGCCAGTGTCTTTGTGATCCCGCGTTGTTGGCGTTGGCCATCCAGTAAAGCCGGTCGCGGATGTGCGGTGCGCCGACGCTCGCAGACGGAAACGGCACCGACCCGACTCCGTAACCCAAGGCTTCCAGGTCATCTTGTACAAGGTCGATCCAAGGCTCTGCGTCTTTGCTTGCAACCTGTTCTCCAAAGATCGTTGCAGGCTTGCGCTCGCCAATAAGGTGGAACCACGACGGCCAAAGGTGCCGCTCGTCAGAAAACCCAGCTCCTTTGCCTGCCGTGCTGAAAGGTTGGCAAGGACAGGAACCAGTCCAAACAGGTCTGTCATCAGGCCAACCTGCGCGTCGAAGTGCATACGACCAGACACCGATACCGGCGAAGAAGTGGCATTGTGTGTAGGGCTTGAGGTCATCTGGTCGAACATCTTCAATGCTCCGCTCGTCAACATCACCTGGCGCTATGTGGCCAGCAGAAATTAGGTTTCGCAGCCATTGCGCAGCTGCCGGATCAATCTCGTTGTAGTAAGCGCCGCGCATCATCGCCGCGCCTCCGCATAACCGGCGCACTCGGTGCAAAGCTGGCAGCCCGGCACTGCGAGCTGACGCTTGCTTGATATAGACAGACCGCAATCCATGCAGTCCTGCGCTGATTCGCCCGTGTAGCGCACGATGCGCGAGATAGCCGCCTGCCGTTCGATCTCTTCCAGCTCTGATGCCTTGTCGGTGATGTCGCTCACATCCAGTTCCCTCGCGTTCTGTGCTGCTGCACCAGTTCTTCTTCTAATTTCTCGCGACCTTTAATTCCGCGATCCCTTTCGATCATGTCCAGGTATTCCCGCCGTTCTTTGAGTGGCCATCGCAGAATCGCCCTCGCCTCGCAGATGTCGAGGTGGCGTTCCTCCGCCCACTCAGGCAACGGCCACCCACTTCACGCGGATTCCGGTCACTGGGCATGGCGCGGTTTCTGGCAGCTCATGGATGGCGCCGGAGGCAAGCAATTCATTCACGCGCCCGGCCACGCAGCTAGTTTCAAGGCCGAGCGTCTTGGCGATCAGCTTGCGGGTCATGGCTGGGTTCTGGCTGAGCAGCCCGACGATGGCGGCGCGAATGCTTGAGCGGTCAATGTCGTGGTACGCGGCAATGCTGGTGTGGGCGACGGTCATGCTGCACCTCTGCGTTCTGATTCCCAGTCGAAAGCGATCATTCGGCCACCGTCTTCGCGCAGACGATCCATCACACGGTCGCCCAGCTCGGCCTTGATCTGATCCGGCGAAAGGTTGCTGATCAGCAAAGTCGGCCGGCAGGCTTCGTAGCGGCGGTTGATCACTTCAAACATGATCAGCTTCTCGTTGTCGCTGCCGGTCTGCACGCCAATCTCGTCAATAATCAGCAGCGAGCGGTTGGCGAAATCATCCAGAACTTGATCTTCGGAGCGTTCAGAGTCGCGGCTCCATGTGCTACGCACCGCGCGCACCATGTCGGCCGCATTGATCTTCAGGGCATGGAAGCGAGCATCCAGCAAGGCAATGGCGATGCCGGTGGCAAGGTGTGTTTTGCCTGTGCCTGGTCGTCCACAGAAAATCAGGTTTGGCGTCTTTGCAGCCCCGCTAACAATCTGGTCAACCATCTGCAAGCAAGCACTCAGCGCGGCCTTTTGCTTTGGCGTCTCGGCGCGATAACTCGCCAGCGTGCGATCACGGAAGCGCAAGGCAACCCCAGTTTTTTGCAGGTCGGAATCGCGGCGAGCTGCGGATCGCTTATCGCTTTCAATCTTTTCAATCCGCGCCTTTTCCGCTTCGCGCTCGGAGTAGCAGGTCGGACAACCAAGGCGGAAAGTCCTTCCAAGAACTTCAGTCACTCGGCTGAGGTATTCGCCATGCGTTTTGCACTCAGCAGGCTCGGTGCGCTCGGTCGTTGGGTTTTGTTTTGCGAACTCAGAAACGTCCATCAGCGGATACCCCCATCGTGTAATCAACATTCTCGAAGCCGGTGTGCGGCCTGACCTTGGCCTTGCCTGCAAACGCAACAGCGTTGGTCAGCCAAGTGCTGAACGCGGCGTCCCAGTTGGCGAATCGCGATGCTTTCGAGTCGTGGTAGTTGAAAAACTTGGTCTTTTCGGCTTGCAGGGATAGCCCGTTGGCTGCGGCAAAGGTCATGTGCCGGTCGCTTGGTTTCCAGTCATCAGGTCGAGCAGTCGATTTAGTCTTGCGAGTCGGCTTGCCCGACGCCGCTTGCGGCAAATGCTCTTGCTCTTGTTCCTGTTCTTGCTCCTGCTCTTGCTCTTGGCTTGCAAGGGGCTCCGAAGGGGCTTCGAAGGGGCTTCCTAGCCCATCCTTTTTCATCCCATCATCGCGCTTTGTTTCCATCAGAAATGCTTTCGCATATTTCTCGTAAAACTCAGCAAGGAAGGGGCTTTCAGGCAGTGAGTCATACTCGTTTTGAACGCCCTTGATACGCTTATCGCCAGCCTTTAATGACTCGCCGATCTGGTGCAATGCCATTTCCATGACCCAAACCATTTCTGTGTCGTGGTCATAGCGGCAAAAACCCGCATCGATTGCGCTTTGAAGCCCCTTAGAAGCCCCTTCGATGCCCAAGCCGGTTTCATGGGCGATGAACATCAGGGGGCAATAAAACAGGCCGAGCATGTTTGAGGATGGGCATGTGATTAGGTACAGGGAGACAATCTGAGCCTCCATACCGGCAGCACGAAGCCGCTTGCCGGTGGCACCAATCCAGAACTTTGCAGTGACTTTCCCGTACTCGCGCATGGCTTAGTCCGCCCGTTCTGGGCCAAAAGCCTTGATCAAGAATCCGGCCAGTGTTCTCAACTGATGTGGGGCGAGATAAACAATATCTTCGTTACCATCAGCAAATTGCTTGATGAATAAGCCACCTTCGTCATCAAGAGTGACGATCGTTCTAAGCGTAGGTGGAAACTCTAATTCTTCCATTTTCAACTCCTATCTCTCCAAAAATAGGGGCTGAGCGTGACGAGCCGGAGAGGGATGCTCGTCGCATCTGCGCAGATGCTGCTCAGGGTGTTTCCACCCGGCATGACCCTCAGCGAAGGCCATCCCGTGGTGTGCCACCTGTGCCGCGTTTGACTCAGCGGTGGCCCCAAAGTCTCATCACGCATCAGCGGCGTTGCTTGTGGTGCTGGGTGGCCTACAGCGTTACGGATGCCTACTACCGGGATGAATGAGCCGGTCATGTCGCCGTCCTGCCGTGTCATACGGTGTTTGTCTTGGTTGAGCCGAGTGCCGCGTGCAATGCTTCGTATTGCCGGCGCTTAGCTGCCATGTGGGAATCGATCAATGTACGAAGGAGCTCTGAAACGCCCATGCCATCGACATCAGCAAGGCGGCGCAGTGCTTCGTGATCCTCGTGGGACAGCCGAATGGTTACGGCGTCGATTAGCTTCTCGCTCATGTCAGGCCGCCTTTATCTTGGTGATCGGCTCAGCCTTGAGCTTTCCCTTCGTGACGACTTGAATCTGGAACTGGCGCGTTACAGGCGGAAACTCGCCCCAACCAGACACAGATGGAGGACGGACGCCGAGCGCCCTTGCAAGCGCCGCAGCTGAACCAAAATGCTTGATTGCTTCGGATGTTTTCATGTCAACCCCTTACTCAATAGGGTCTATGTTAGGCATTCCTTATTAGGCAGTCAATAGGCATTCCTACTTTATCAAGTGATAGGCTCGCCTAATGAAAACACTCGCTGAAAGACTTGAAATCGCGATGGCCGGGCCACCCAAGGTTCGGAGCATCGACCTCGCCAATGCGTGCAAGGTAAAGCCGCCATCCGTTAGCGATTGGCGTTCTGGGAAAACGAAAAACCTTGAAGGGATGAATCTGCTTCTTGCCGCTAAGTTCCTGAATGTCACCCCTAGTTGGCTTGGCTCAGGTAAAGGGCCAATGAGAGCAGATGCGCCTGATAGCAATGTCTTTGCTTATAGCGCGCTATCGCCTGCACCAGCATTAATCAAATCGACTCTCGTTCCAGTTGTTGGAACAGTTCAAGGTGGCGATGATGGCTACTTGGTGGAAATGGAATACCCAGTAGGCCAAGGAGATGGCAGCTTGTCTCATTACAGCAAGGACGAAAACGCCTACGGGCTAAGAGTAAAAGGCGACTCCATGCGCCCAAGAATCAGGCATGGCGAATTTATTGTTTGCGAGCCGAACAAAGAAGTTAACCCTGGCGATGATGTAATGGTCGCACTTGTTGATGGTCGGAAGATGGTCAAAGAATTGTTGTGGCGGCGTGATGGCGAAGTTTCATTTGGATCCGTTAATGAAGCACACCACCCGATTACTGTTGCCGAGTCTCTGATCGAAAAGATGCACTATGTTGCTGCCATCATGCCGAGAGGTGCATTTATGACAGAAGAAAGCATACAGAAGTTACAGGCCAAAGCTGTATTAGAAAAACTATATACCTCGCAGGAAGGCGAATGGTGATGCACGGAGAGGGACTGAAATGCGAATGAATATAAGGCTGATATTTCTGCTGGCACTTGCGCTTGCTCTCGCCGGCTGCACAATGAGCGCCAGGCTTTACCCCGTAAATGAAATGGCAGCGTCAACTGGTGTCTTAGTTGCAAAATATAAAAGCTACGGCACTCAGCACGGCGAGATGAGTGTGGCCTTGCCGTCTGGGGAAGTTTTGAATGGAGAGTATTCAGTCGTAAGTGGCGGCTCAGTAGGCTTTGGCTCTGTATATGGGCAGGTCTACGGTCAAGGCCAGGTCGCTACTGGGTACGCTACATCTAACTCATTCTCAATGTCCGGTAGCGGGCAAGGTATGGCGTCATTGTTTGGCGACAAAGGCTCTGTTATGACATGTGAGTTCATAAACAATAATTTTAGTGGTCATGGTCATGGCGGGTGCCAAACTTCGACTGGCGCTCTTTATCGAGTGATTTATTGATGGCAAGGCTAAACGGCTGGATGCGTCTCTGGCTGTTATTGAGCACGCTGTGGCTGGCAATGATTGCCTCAATCACTATTGTTGGCCTTCCAGAAAAGCCAGAGCACATTGTAATAGAGTCGTTGCCAGATGCTCCGAGTGATAATTCGAACCGCGAAGGAACGATTGAGTCGGACGATGAAAAGCCGTGGGAAAAATATAGCAATAACCACTGGGTGCTCGAAGAAGCTCCGACTTACGAGCAGCTCTTGGATGAGTACCACTCAAAGCTCAAAGATGCAGTTGTTTCATTTCTAGTATTGGCATTTACGCCAATCTTCTTTGCCTTGTTTCTTGGTCACGGCATCGCCTGGGTGCGCCGGGGCTTCAAGCAAAACAATAGCTCTACTCTGCCCTAGCGAAACCCCAGTCCGTGTCCTACGCTTTCTGAACACACAGGAGGCAGGACATGGATACTTTCGAGGTTGGTGGTAAGCACTACCAGGTCGCGGTTACGCACGAGGATGACGGCACTGCTGAACTGGCTGTTCAGTGCGAAGGTTCGCGAGTTGCAGCGCTACTCATTGATGAGATCGGCGTCTACTCAGTGATTTTGGAGCAGTGCCTGGTGGTGGCGCGGAGGTAGGCGTAATAAAGGCCGCGAGGCGGCTTTATTTGAAAGAAATGCTGATGTGCGACTCTATGAGCTGGTATGCAGCGAAGATAAGGCCAATTATTGTAATAATGGCTAAGCCATAAATTTTAACTGACTTAACGATCTCTTTTGTCGAGGCAGCGTCCAAAGCAGCTTGATCAACCTTTGCGCTTAGGTTGGTCGTTCTTTCTACAAGCTGCCCGTACTTTTCCGACATCTCTCCAAGCCTATTATCCATTGACTCAAGCTTTTGCCAAATAAATGGCAAGTAGTCATTGCCACGGACGCCCCTGCTGTCATCGGCGACCGTAGAGGCGCTGTCAGAGACTGAAAAGTCATCTTTTTTGACTCTGCTTTTGCTGTCTCCACCCAAAGTGCTGGGCATCCCTACTCTCCTTTCAGCCTGAGCCATTCCCAAAGGCTTGTTGGGGCCCTGCCGCTGTAGCCTTGAACCGGCATAACTACGCCGCTCCCGAGAAAGGGCTCGCTTCTGATCCCTAGCTTTTCTGCAAGCTCAACAGAAATTCCATCGAAAGCAATGTAGAACTTGTCGCGATCAAGCTTGAAGACGTCACCACTATCGGCAGCAATAGAGCGGGCGCGCTCAAATACAGCGTCAGCTTCACTTAGTGTCGCCACAAAGAAAATCGGCTTAGCCATCGCTATCCCTTTAAATTCACACGCGCTTGACGGTGGTCATGCGGGCGCGAGTCTATCCTCTGCCAACGCATACCTACAACACCTGTTTACCACCAAAACCAACCCCCTATCTACCCCACAGCATCCTCCCCTTGTTGAAATTTGTCGCTCCGACAGATGGGCTCCGCTCTCCGCCAGCCTCTAGCCCTCCCCCTTATAAGTACGGCCACTCCCCCCAAGATCACCCTTGTATTTATAAGTACGGCCACCCCCTCGATCTCGATCGTTCGGTCAGCATTCGTTGCATCAAAATAAAATTAGATACTCCTAATAATTAGTTAGGCAAACCTATTGACTAGGAAATAAGGAGTGCCTAATATTGGCTCATCAAGTCGCCACACGGAAACGACCATGAGCAACATGCTGCAAGACCTGATCGCCGGAATCCTCTGCCTCGCACTGAGCGCAGGCATCTCTGCAACGCTCGTCCTCGGCCTTGATCGCCAGATCCAGATCGAGCAGGGGGTGCAGCAATGAGCCCCTTCGAGCGCTTCGACATGATGTACGGCTCGCCAGCGGATGAAGCCCCTGAGTACGAGTTGACCGAGGACGACATCTTGCTGGCCTTCGAGTGCGCCACCGAGCTTGAGTGCGATTTCAGCTGCGACATCGAGCGCGTGCAGACAGACGCCTACCTGAACGATGACCCAGACAGCCTTCAAGCCCTGAGCGACTTCATGGATGGCATCACCGCCCTGCCCTTCAAGCAAAAGCTGGCCGTGATCGAAACGATGCGCGAGCTGCCTTGGTGCGGCAAAGCAATCAACGCGGGGCTGGAATCCATCCGCAACGCCAAAAACCTAAGCCGGAGAGCCGCATGAACATTTACCGCAAGACGCTACTCAAGATCATTGACGCGCATTTGGGCTTCAAGACGCGCCGACTGTTGGCTATGAAGCTCGATGCAAAGACGCTGCATGAGGAAGTCAGGGCGCTGAATTACGAACGCAAGCTCGAAGGCGAATTGGCCGAGCTGCAACACCTAATCACCGAACACAAGGTCGGCCTGCGTCTGGCTGCCCGAGTAAAGCAGCGCGAAGCTGCGTAACCATAGGAAGAAGAAAAATGAGCAATCTAATCTCGCTGACTACCAAGTTGGCAGCACGATTCGACATGGAAGGCCAAGGCGTAATGGAAACGCTAAAGGCAACAGCCTTCAAAGGTCAGGTTAGCGACGCGCAAATGACGGCGCTGCTGATCGTTGCAAACCAGTACGGGCTGAACCCTTGGACGAAGGAGATTTACGCCTTCCCGGACAAAAACAACGGCATCGTGCCGGTGGTCGGTGTCGATGGCTGGTCGCGCATCATCAACGATCACGCGCAGTTTGACGGCATGGAGTTTGAGCAAGACGACGAATCTTGCACCTGCCGGATTTACCGCAAAGACCGTTCCCGCGCCATTTCGGTGACTGAGTACATGGCGGAGTGCAAGCGCGCGAATGTTGGGCCTTGGACTTCTCACCCCAAACGCATGTTGCGCCATAAGGCCATGATCCAGTGCGCCCGACTAGCCTTTGGCTTCACGGGTATTCACGACCAAGACGAAGCTGAACGCATTGCCGATGTGGAAGCTGCGCGCCCACTCAAGCAGATGGGCGAGGCAGAAGTAATTAAGCCTGCAAATGAGCGCTACCCCGACGAAAAGCTGAAAGCCAACAAAGCCGGTTGGATTCAGGCCTTTACCTCCGGCACAAGTAATGCTGACCATCTAATTAGGACAATTGGCAGCAAATACGAACTCAGCAAAGAGCAGGAATCCAAGATTCGGGAACTTGAAACAAATGCAAAAAAGAACGTCGCAACAGATAGCGATGTTATCGACCACGAAACCGGCGAAGTTATGGAGCAACAGTAATGGCACAAATCCTCAATTTGATACAGGGCAGCGCCGAATGGATCGCCGAGCGTCTAGTTAGTCGCACTGCGTCCGAAGCACCTGCAATGATGGGCCTGTCTAAGTACATGACCCGCGATGAATTGCTGCAAATGAAAAAGACCGGGCTTTCCAAGGAAGTAAATCAGTTTCAGCAGGCCAAGTTTGATGAAGGCCATAGCACGGAGGATCAGGCGCGCATCATCCTTGAGAAAGAGCTAGGCATCGACTTTTATCCAGTCGTACTCAAAGACGGTAAATACCTGGCCAGCATGGATGGGGTTGACGAGCTTGGCACCGTAGGATTTGAGCACAAACTTTGGAATGAGGATTTTGCCGCAAGTATTCGCGCTGGCATTGTGCCGGACACGCATTGGCCGCAGCTTGAGCAGCAGATTGCGCTTTCGGGCGTCAAGAAGATCATCTTCGTTTGCAGTGACGGCACTGCCGAAAAGCGGGTCATGCTCGATTACTACCCCGTCCCTGCGCGCTGGGAGCAGATCCAAGCAGGCTGGGCGCAGTTTGACGCAGACCTTGAAAATTACACTCCTAAGCAGGAGGCTGCGCAAATCATTGGTAAAACCCTTGATTCTCTTCCTGCTCTTCGCATTGAAGTCAGCGGCATGGTTACTGCTTCCAATCTTGAAATCTTTAAGGAACATGCACTAACTGTATTTCGTGGCATCAAAACCGATCTTGAGGTTGATCAGGATTTTGCTGACGCAGAGAAAACCGTTAAGTGGTGCAAGGATGTTGAGGAGCGACTTGAAGCTGCCAAACAGCATGCGCTAAGCCAGACTGCCAGCATTGATGAGTTATTCCGCGCCATTGATGCAATCAGTGCTGAGGCTAAGAACAAACGCCTTGAGTTAGACAAGCTGGTTAAAGCACGCAAAGAGGCCATCCGATTAAAGATTGTCACTCAAGCAATGGAGGCGCTGAAAGCTCATTACGTCAGCGTTAACGCGACGCTGGGTGAGCACCTGATTTCTTGGCCGAATCATGCAGCCAGCTCCTTTAACGAAGCCATTAAAGGAAAAAGGACAATTTCTAGCTTGCAAGATGCGGTCGATACAGCCCTGGCAGCGATGAAAATTGAGGCCAATCAAATAGCAGATCAGCGCCGATTGTCAGTGGCCGCACTTGAGAAAGACTCTGTTGGATTTGAGCATCTTTTTGCTGACCGCTTAACCCTGTGTGCAACTAAAGCGCCAGATGATATTCGCAATCTGGTTACTTCCCGAATCAATGGATTCAAAGCACGACAGGCTGAGCAGGCGGCCATTGCACAGGCTGCTGCTGAGCCTGCACAGCCTTTAAAGCCTGAGCCACAGGCATTGCCGCCCCATAAGCCTACTAAGCGCATAGAGCAGCCTGAGCCTATCAATACGCGCCCGACCAATAAGCAGCTTCTCATGGCCGTGGCAGATCTTTTCACCGTGACTGAGGATGTCGCCTACCAGTGGCTGATTGAATTCGCAGCCCAAGCTCAGGAGGCCGCATGAAACGCACAGAGTCCGGTAAGTGTTACGCCGCCTGCGAGCTGCTACTGCTCAACGGCGCGCCTTCAAGCGTGATCCAGAAGCACTGCTTTGATCTTTTCCAGACAGAGCCCGGCCTGACTGTGATCAAGGCTTGGCGTGCCAAGCCGTATTAATGCGACGCAGAAAGCGTTCCCTGAGCGCAAGTGGATTGACCCCTACACGCCGGAGGAACGCGAGGCGCTGGAATTACACAAGAAACTGAACGCGCTGCTTGCTGGCAGCAAATTAGAAGATCGGAGAGCCGCATGACCCCGCCCGTATTCATCATTGGCGAAACCGCCTACCGCCGCTGGAAGCTGTGGCAGATGAACGAATTGCCGACCATTTCGCAGATTTGCGCCATGTTCAGCGTGTCGCGAGCGACTGCACAGCGTGACCGCAGCTTGATCGCGCAGGCTCAACAGATAACGCAAAGCATCAAAAGGAATAACCCATGAAGCCACGCCACTGGAAACACCTATCGGAAGCCATAGCAGGCCAAGAGCTACCGGCCTGCGTCAGCAAAGCCATCGCAGACTTCGCCAGCGCCGATCCCGACCGGATTGGCCGAAGCATCAGCGAGCTTCGCAAGATGCTGCTGACCATCGAAGGAACCGCGATGTTGACGCCGATCATGGCTGCCGTAGAGCGCGAAGCCTTCCAGCTGCACCAAGCCGCGCCGGTGAAACTGACCGCGCCAGAACTCAGCGATGACGAGTGCGCCATGTACGCAGCTGCACCGCTCAGCACAAACAACCGAATCCGCCTTGTCCATAGCGATGGCTTTTGGGCAGGCGTAATCGCAAAGGAGGACGAACATGTTTGACCAGGAATTGATCGACCGCATCGCCGATGCCGTAGCACAGCGTCTGGCCATCAAGCCGCAATTCGAGCCGCTCTGGTCGGCGGAAGAGGTCGCGGAGTATCTGAAAGTGTCGCGCCGTCAGGTCGTCGAGCGACTAGCCAAGCGCCAAGGCTTCCCGACGCCCATCGTCATGCCGACCGATACGGGCGAGGCAGGCAGATTGCGCTGGGATCGCGAGAAGATAATCGCTTGGGCGTGCCAGAAAGACAGGAGAGCAGCATGAGCGAACAGATGCGCGAGGCGTTGGAGTGCGTAGTTGAGCGCTTTGGCCCCATTGAAAGCACTCTTATTTTCAGCAAACGCATGGCAATCAAGAAATGCCGTGATGCGCTTGCCGCCCTATCCCAGCGCGAGGCTGCGGAGCCGGTGGGCTGGCAGTTCTTTCAAGATGGCAAGTGGTGGAATGGGTCGGATCATAACGACCACCGTAAAAACACTGAGGAGGCGGGCTTTCCAGTTCGTGAACTCTACACCGCCCCACCATCGCGTGAAGTGCCGGAGGAGTGGAAGTCCGAGCTGATTGAAAAGATCGAAGAGTACGGGCGCGACTGTCGTGACGCCGGCATGGACGCAGCTTCATGGGACAGGGCCAGAGACTGCGCACGCAAAGACGCAGAGTGCGAAGAGTTGATGGCAGAAATCCGCGCCCTTCTCGCCAGCAAAGGAGAATGACATGAGCGTAATTACTAAATGCTGGTCTGTGGACGGTGAGATTTATTACAACGACCTTTCCCATTTTGCGGAAGAAGCAAAAGACCTTGAGTTGACTGTTATTCACGAAGGTGAATCGGTTCAAAAAGAGGCATCTAAATACCTTCCGGATATTGAATTGATTTTAGATGCAATGAGGGAATCCGCTTGGGAGGACTGCGGCGAATCCTCTGAGGACTTCTGCGACAGTGTTAGCACTGAGGCAAAAGATGAGCTTGAGGCGCTGCTGATCGCTTGGGCCGATAAGCACATCGAAGTCAACTTCTACGCGGTGCGTAATTCTCGCGAGGTCGGTATTGATGCTGATGGTGAGATTTTCGAGCTTTACAAAAAGGAGCCAACCCAATGAACAGAGAACAGATTGCGTCGCGGTATGGCGTAGAAGAAATTGAGAGGCGGCTTAAAGCTAATGGCCTGCCGATTTTGAATGGTTTAGTAAACACCATCGAAGCCATCCTGCGCGAAGCCGTGGAAGCGGAGCGGGAGGCCTGCTGCGGGGTCGTACATGATGAACTGGATAGCAACGGGCAGGCGAAATCTATCTGCTACGCCATCCGCGCTCGAGGGGAGGTGGGGAAATGAAAATCACGACAACCAGCGACCTGCTGGAAATGCTCAAGCACGGTACTGGCAAGTTCTATGCGGGCTGGCTTGAGGATGCTATCGCTGCGCTGGAAGCTGAGTGCCAAGACTGCCGTGACACAAGGCTTAATGAAGCGTTGAAGCAGGCGATCCCGTCCCTAGCCGCCAAGCGCGTGTTAAGGCTGACCAAAACAAATGCCCGTGGGTTTTGTATGTAGACCCGCAAGACATGGAGCCACAGTGCATTTTAGATGCGCCTGAATTTCTCGTTCCAGATTGGGCGGATGTGCTAGAGAAGATTTACCCGCGCAAGCCGTTGGTTAACCACTGGGATACCTGCGCCGTGCATATGGGCATGGCGTGTAATTGCGGATTGGAGAGATAAAAATGAGCATTCAATTAGAAGTTGGGAAGTCGTATAAATCGTTAGAAGGGAGTGTTTACAAGATTGTTTCCAAAGGCACTGGCGTATGTCCATTTACTGATGGTAAACACACATGGCAGCCGAACGGACGCTTTTCAAGCTCGACCATTCCTGGCGATCCTTATCATTTGGATTTAGTTGAAGAAATTAACGATGGAAAGCCAGACTCCGTAAACCACCCGCCCCACTACACCAGTCACCCGTCTGGAATAGAGTGCATTCAGGTGACTGAGCATATGGGCTTTAACCTTGGCAATGCTATTAAGTACATCTGGCGCGCCGATTTGAAAGCAGACGCCATTGAGGATATGCGTAAGGCGGTTTGGTGCATCGAGCGCGAGATCGCTAAGCGCGGTGGAAAATGAAAGCCATATTCGACACCGCCACCAATCGGCTAATCGTTAACGGTCGGCGCAGCCGTATCCGCAGACAGTGGCTGGTTAAGATTGACGCAACCACAACGCAAGGCGCGAAGCCGTGGAGGTGGAGCGCGAAGGTTGCGCGAATGTGGCAGAAGAAATATCCGGGAACTTTTGTAAGTGCTGCGAACACGACCCAGAGGATATTGGCCGTGAAATCGAAGAAGCAATCCGCGCTCGCGGGGAGGTGGGGGAATGAATACGATACGAGAACAGTTTGAGGCTTGGGCAAGAACCAATATGAGCTTAAATCGCTGGGGAGACACGCATTCTTACACATCATCTCATACGATAGCAGCTTGGGAGTCATGGCAGGCCGCTTTTACCCTGCGTAGCGCGCAGGAGCATCCAGAAGGCGCTGAGCAATGCGATCAGTGCGGCGCTATTACCGCAAGATTAAATGGCGACAAGGGCGCGAAATGGTGCTGTCATTGTGGCGGCAAGCTAACTGGCAACTATGTTTCTACCGCCGCCCCGAAGCCCGAGCAGCAGGAAGCTACACAGTGCTTCCACGTCCAAAACCATAGTTGCGGGTGTGATCCAGTCTACGCCAATGCAGACCATCTTCCTGACGTTGGGAAAATGGTGCAGGAAACGCCGGAGCTGACAGACGATGAAATCGCTAAGGCTATGGGGTGGAGCTGTTTAGAGCAGTTGGACGCTGTGACCTATGACGGCATTGCTACGTCCGTGATGATTAAAGACATTCGCGCCGTCATCACCGCCGACCGAGCCAAGCGGGGTGTGAAATGACCCTAACCGAAGCCCTGATGCAAGGCGCGCTGGCTGCTGCACGGCAAGACCTAGTGGCAGGCACATCGAACTGGGCGGCTTTCATGGCGGCTTATATCAACGAGGTCGCTGCAAATGACCCAGGCGCACTGTGGCGAGATCAGGGGTTTCAGGAGTGGCGCAGCAAGCGTAATGGCGAGGCGATGGCGAGATGAATGATAAAGAATTATTGAAGCTGGCTGCTAAGGCGATTGGTATTGGCCCAGTTTGTACTTATGAAAAAAGGCGCAACTGTTTGCGAATTGGCAGCAGAGAATCTTATTCAATATGGAAGCCGCTCAATGATGACGGTGATGCTTTACGGCTGGCCGTGAAGTTGAACCTTGATTTATGGAACTGTGACAACTACAAGTATATTTCTGCTGGCGTTGTTCCTGATGACAACTTGTTTGACGCACTACTGGAAAACGAGAAGAAAGGAAAAGACGCTTATGCTGCCACACGTCGCGCAATCGTTCGCGCAGCAGCAGAGATCGGACGTTCGCTGCCTTGAAAGAACCGGTCTGACTGCGCCAAAATTGCGCCAGATGCCCTGAAAGCGTTGCAGTAGGCGGGCTGAGGATTCCCTTTCTCGGCACCACTACTGCACACGCAGACAGTAACATTTCCCCGCAATCAAACACGCAAACCGCGCCAGCACTAGCTTGGCGCGATACCGCTTTGCGCTTATAGTCTCAGCTTCACACAAAAACCCGCTGGCCTTTGCGCCAGAATTGCGCCACGGAGTGCGCCATGTCGTCGATAAGAAAAAGAGGCACGCGATGGCGCGCAGAGGTGCGTAAAGGCGGCATTGCAGAGTCTCGCACCTTCGCCAGCAAGCTAGAGGCGCAGCGCTGGGCCATTGGCCTTGAGGCTGAGATCGTATCAGGCAAGACAGGCGAGACACCACGCAAGACATTCGGCGAGCTGTTGGAGCGATACGGGAAGGAAGTCAGCGTGACAAAGCGTGGCGCGAAGTGGGAGCTGGCGCGAATTGGCGCAATTCAGGCCATGCCTTTGGCGCAAACCATGATCGGCGAGCTGGAAGGCCGGCACTTCGCAGGGTGGCGCGATGCTCGTCTGCGGGAGGTGAAAGGCGCAACAGTCCGGCGCGAGATGACGCTGCTGAACCACGCACTGAATGTAGCGGTTAAAGAGTGGAACTGGCTGACAGAAAACCCGATGGCGCACATCAAGCGCCCTGCCGATAGCAAAGCGCGGGATCGCCGTATTAGTGCCGACGAGATCGATCGCATCTGCCTCGCTGCCGGGTATTACCGCGACCAGACGCCCGGCACGCTAACAGCTCGCGTTGCTGCAGCATTTCTCTTCGCCATCGAAACCGCCATGCGCATCAGCGAGATCATCCGGCTTGAGTGGCGTTACATCGACATCGAGCAGCGAACAGCGCATGTTGCGGTCAGCAAGAACGGCACCAGCCGCGATGTGGCGCTCAGTCGTGAAGCTATCCGCCTGCTTGAGCAACTGCCCAAGGTCAGCGACCAAGTATTCGGCCTGAGCAGCACATCGTCAACCGACACCCTATTCCGCAAGATCAAGGATCGCGCCGGCATCCAGGAGCTGCACTTCCACGATACTAGGCATGAAGCCATCACCCGCCTGGCCAAGAAGCTCGACGTGCTGCCGCTGGCGCGCATGGTCGGACATCGCAACATTAAAGAGCTGATGACCTATTACAACGCGACAGCAGCAGAGATAGCAGAGCGACTTGACTAAATCTCTAGACG